CACCGGCTTACGCACACAATAACCATTATAGCCAGTTAACGCTGGCGCATTTTAAGGAGATTCACATGAGCAATATTAATTGGGATGAAGCGCCAGAGGGTGCGGCTAAATTTAGCGTGATTGGCTGGATGATGATGCTAGGATCAACATTACTAAGATACAAGAATGGTGAATGGTTGATAATTGAGCCTAGTCATAAAAACAGGAATATTTGGAATAGCTCAGTATCTAGACCTGATCTTGTAATCAAAAACAAAGACAAAACCGAATCAGCGTATCAGAAATTAGATACAAATGACGCTGTGAATGCACCATCACACTACTCACTATTTGAAAATGTTGAAGCCATCCAATTACTAGCATCATCAATGACAGAGGTCGAGTTTCGCGGATACTGTTTTGGTAATTTACTAAAGTATCGCGCTCGTGTTGGCGGCAAAGATGATGTTAATCAGGAAATTGGTAAGGCAAATAAGTACAAAGAGTTATTCGCTAAATATAAAAACCTATGCAGAACTACATCGCTATTTGGAGAATAAAATGAGCAAACAACTAACAGAAAGGCAAAGACTAATGATTGAATCAATGTATACAGAAGATGGCGTGAGTATGAAAAACATTGCTTTGTATTTTCAGCAGATTGGTAAGCCTATTGATGAGTCTGCAATTTCTCGCCATCTAAAAAGAAATGGTTTATCACGCAAAAAAGGTGGCCCACTGAATCACCAAGCGCTACCAAGTTTCGAAACGGTTTACTCAATGGCGTTAAGGCTGATGCACAGTCGTGTGTGTATTTAAATACACTTTAGCGGCAAATTACAACATATAAATCAATAAAGTAACTGATGTTACACTGAGGAATAAGAAATGGACGAATTAAAACGCGCTGTAGAATGGCATAAGCAAGCTGTGCCGAATCCGACAATTGAAAGCGCCTGTGTGCAAATTGGTTGTCACTACGAAGAAGTTGCAGAGATGGCGCAAGCCACAGGTGATAACGATTTGCTAATAGAGGCTGAGCGCGTAGGAGTTGAATACAAGTCTAAAAACTCGCACTACCTAGATGTGCTTTATAACCTAAATAATGCTGATAAGATAAAATTACTAGATGCCTTATGCGATCAAATAGTAACCGCGGCAGGTGTCGCTCACTCGCTAGGGTTCGATCTTATTGGTGCGCTAGGTGAGGTTAATGATTCTAATTACAGTAAGTTTACTGATGGTAAACCAGTGTTTGATAAAAACGGCAAAATAGATAAGCCTGCTACATATATTAAGCCAAACTTAAAAGCGTTCATCTAGCAACCTGTAAGCCTAACTTACAACTTCAAGCCCATTAACTTGGGCTTTTTAATATCTAAAATTCAGGCAATAAAAAACCCTCACATGAGGGCACTTGTTACCGAATCGACACGATGGTTAATCGTTATGAAGGTCTAAATCAACACCTTTGTCTGCAACATTTCGTCAGGGTCTAAGCAGGAGATTTTTGCTATTATAGATGACCTTTTCGCCTCTGCCCATGTTGCGCGGGGATGGAGGTAATTGAATTTGGTTTGCATCATTCACGCTTCGCAGCGTTAAATCAGCTTGCTAGTCATAGCCTCGTAGCTGGCAGATATTATCACCATCCTTATTATCGAATGAAATATCCACTCGTAACGTGAGTGAGTCGGTTTTCGTAGTGTTGTCTCACTTATTATTTGTTCACGGCAAGATATTTACAAGATATCTAGGATGACCAAACTATTACTACAGATTTCACAACAAACAATATAACAATCACTTTTTGCTGTCAACACTAAACGACTCAAAAACAGTGTCATACCAAATTAACCAAGCTTCTACTGTTTGTTGGCACTCGACATATTGAGTATGCACGCTAACCAACTCAGCAAGTATAAGCGCCTTATTCGCACTTTCTATCGGCTTTAACTCATTGCACTGGTGATTACTTGGCTTTGGTGGTAATTGCCTTTGTGCGTCCAACTGATTGATTGTAGATGCGCAACCACTCGTCATCAATAGCATTGCAATCAGTATCGCGGTATTTCGTAACATATTTTAATACCTCTTTTTCAACTTCAACCGTTTGAGTTTTAATTATCTCGATGACTTCAGCCTGTTTGTTTTGGCTAGCAATTAGGTCAGCTTGCAAGTCTGCATTTTTAACATTAACCGCAATTAACGCCTCACTGGTTGAGTCGTTTAATTTTGCGATTGCATCATTCCAATCTGATTGCACCTTTGTTGAGCCGTAATCATATGCAAGCCAACCATAAATAACTAGGCCCGCAATGATACCGACTATTTTAATCGTGGCTAGGTTTATCATTTGCTTGACTCGTATTTAGATTGAACGGCTTTGGCAAATGCACTTGAGCCAATTAACCCGGTGCCAATCGTAATCGCCATTCCAGCATCAGGTAATGACATAAACATGGCAATGCAGCCAGTCAATGAAACAACACTACCTACCACCATTGAAATCATAAACCCTAGCCGCATCATTGAGCGCTTTCCGTTACAATTATCAAAGAAGCTCATAGCACACGACCAATAAGGATTAATTGCTGGTAAGCGTCTTTTTGTGTAAGCATTAATAATTTTAGTATCATTGATCAACCCCTATTACGTATTGAATATAGTCTTGTTTGTACTTTTCTGCTGTAGCCTTTCCAGTTCTGTTCCAATATGATTTACAGTAATCAGCCGCTGCATCAATGCCATTTGGTAGTTGGTTAACGTCCATTAGCAAATAGCATCTGGCCACGAAAACCGCATAGTCATCATTAAATTCTAACTGATTAACGTTGCGCGTAAAGCCGCATTTCTTGGCAAGCTTATTAATTGAGTCGCAATTATCCCATATTGAATCATGCGTAACTGGTTCAATTTGAAATACACTCAACGCTGGCCCTTTAATTTGTTTACGATATTTTCCACCCATAGACTCGTGAGCCGCAATCATCAGTAACACCGTGTGAGCCGCATCAGAATAGCGGTTCATCCTAATCAGCGTTCGTTTGATTGCGCTATCAATAACCTGCATGTTACTTGTCATATTTCACCAATAAAAAAGCACCCCGTAGAGTGCTAGTTTATCATTAAAACAATTATTATTTAACTGCGTCGTTTATTTGGCTTACCATTAACATAAATATCATCGATGCTCACGTGCTCAATCACTTTGGTATGGCCACCAAATGGCGCAAGATAAAACATTAATTGAGGCTTGTTATTACCATTAATAGGTTGCTTATCTTCATCTAAAAACGCAATTCTACCACCCGTTATTGGCATGATGATCGCCGCATGATTAGCTAGTTCAGCATACCATTTAGTTGATGGATCGTTGTTTAGTACACCTGCCACTGCATAGCCTGCTTTACTCCACTTGATGGCTTGCTTAACAAATGGTAAAGGATTGCTATATGGCGGGTTCATCCAGCAAAGACGACCTAAGAATGTATTAAACTTTAATGGAAGCAGCTTGTCAGATAAAAAATCATCTTCTTCTGTAATGTATTTATCGCATACATGGCCTTTATCACTAGCACACAAATCAAGCTCAATTTTACCAAAACGCGACTGAATATAATTAATCACTTCTGGCGGAGTTTGCCACATGTCATTAGCCATCACTCACCAACCTTAGGCGCTTTAAACCCAGCGTTAAATAACATCTCAGCATAAGGCAAAGGCATTAACCCTGCGTTTGATTGCGCTTCATTTACGGCTTCAATAAACAATTCAAGCTCTGACTTTTGTTTAGCTCGGTATGTAAATTCACGGTTTATCAAATTAAATCCAGATAACATATCAAGCCACACTTCACCGTTGAAAGTTTGAACGTCACCGTTACTGAATAAGTAATGTACTAGCAACCCTCGCTGCTCATCAGTTAGCTCGCTTAGTGGTTTATCGTTGTTGTATACAGACCACTCATCGCTATCAAGTTCGAACATGCCTGCATTCCAATGAATATCGCAGCCATCTACCTCAATAAACCCACCCGTAGCGGAAACGCACGAAACAATCCCGCAGCCCTTGCCGCAGTTATGAGTAAAAAAATCAACATGCTCAACGCACTTAACCTTATCGCCAACTTTAAATTTACCCATTGCCTTTACCTCCAAATACTAAATCAAATTGTTCATCGAATTTCTCTTGTTGTTCTGGTGTCATATTCATCTTAATTTATTTCCTATTTATTGTTGACACCGATAATACTAATAACATATGATTCAGCTGTCAACAGGAAAGGAGTTAAAAAAAATGATTAAGAATGTAGAAATAGAAATGTACGGGCATAAGTGGCTGATTGAGATTGATCAGTATAGCGGCGATGAGTTTGATTTTGATATTAACAAGACAGAGCTGAATCATAGCGGTGTAACGCTCGATATGTCAGACTTGTGTGACAACATCGACCAGTTTGAGGATGAAGTGACGGACTTGGTTGCGGTAAAGCTAGAGCAGGAGGCGTTAAATAATGTCTAAAACTGGATATCACACGCAGGCTATAAGAAGCTATAACGAATTTATAAATCGCGGGCCAAGACGAGCTAAGGCTGTCAGTGAAGAAAGTCTTGAGCGAAAAGAAGCGCGCAGAAAGATTGAAGATATTAAATTGGCACGTGAGCTTAATTTAGATTTAGGAGATTTATCATGAATTGGATTAGTGTTGAAGATAGTTTACCAATAACAAATGAAACATTAAAAGGTAGCTATGCTTGTGTGGATGTTATTATGCGCCTACATGATGGCGAGGTTGAATTTGGGGAGTACAGTGCAGGCGATAACGGTGGCAGCTCATTTTGGGGTAACTTTAATTGTTCATATAAAGTAACTCACTGGATGCCTAAGCCAAAATGGGATTTATCATAATGCTACAAGCGCAATCAGAATTAACAACACTCATGCTAGCATGGCAAATTGCGCGAGTTGAGGGGCTAAATCAAGCTGCTGCAATTCGAAAGTGCGCCAGACGATTACGCGACACAACCAAAGACAGTGTTCTGTTTGATTTATACAAAACGCTAATTGATGCGCCAGATGGTAAGGTTATAAAGTGCGCTATCGGGCTGTATGATAAATTAGTTCAAGACGGTTTACTTTACGTAAAATAATTGGCACTATGCCACACGATTAATAAAAGGAAGATGAAAATGGCTAACGATTTAAATAAATTTATGTGTATCGGGCGTTTAGGTAAAGACCCTGAAGTTCGCTATATGCCAAACGGTAATGCTGTTGTTGGGTTTAGCATTGCATTAGGCGAATCATGGAAAGACAAAAACACTGGCGAAAAACAGGAGCGAACCGAGTGGGTTAACTGCTCTGCATTTGGTAAGCTTGCTGAAATTATTGGTGAGTACGTCAAGAAAGGTTCAAAGATTTACATTGACGGCAAAATGCGTACCGAAAAATACACTGGTAATGATGGTGTTGAAAAGTACGCAACCAAAATTATTGTTGATAATATGCAGATGCTTGATAGCAAATCAGATAATGCAGGCCAACCTAACCCGCAACAAAGTGCATCAAATGGTCAAAACAACGCGCAACAAAGTGCAAGACCTCAGCAGCGACCGCAAGCACAACCAAGCAATAGCGGGTATCAGCAGCAAGGTCAGCAGAACGCTCAAACAGGATTACCTGCTGGAGATGATTGGGACGACTCGGATATCCCATTTTAATTCAATAACTTATATTAACCAAACGCCTCTTCGGAGGCGATAAGGATTTAACATGGAAACACTATTTTACGTAAACTTAGCGATGACATTATTACTCGCTGCAATCATGGGTTACGACTTAGTTGTAAATGGATTTAATAAGGCTTTCCCGATGTGGCTTGAAAGATTACTAAGTCATGCGCTAGTCGCTAATGTGTTTTTGTGGGTTTTCTATATTGTGTTTGGTTAAATTTTGTTTAAGGGGGTTTGATATGAAATTATTTATTTTTGCTATGGTTATTATGCTAATGTCTGGTTGTGCTGATACTGTTACATTTGATTTT